ATTTAGGAATTGGTGGAGCTATCTCTTCTGCTTCAGCATACAAAGTAATTAATGCAAGAGTGCAACTTGCAGAGCTACAAAAGCTAGTCAAAGGTACGCCTGAATATGCCAGGCAAATGGATAAGGTTATAGCAGCTGGAGCAAAATTAGAAACTGTTCCTGAAATTAAAACTGCGACTGTTGATAATAGAGTAAAAACAAGAAGACAAAAGATAACTCAACCCGTTGATATTGTTAAAGAAAGACGAGTTAAAGTTGAAGGTGATCTTGATTCAATCAGACAACAAATAGATGAGTTAGGCCCAGAGCCACCAAGACCAGGCAAAGGCCAGAGTAGAACTAAAGAAGGGAAATGGACTCCTGCTTTTAGAAGATGGGATAAATGGAACAGAACCAATAAAGCATTACAAGCTGAAGTACAGAAATTAACGACTCAAGTAGACGAAGCACCTATCAGTCCAACTGCAAGAGAACTTTCAGAGGAATCTCTTGATTCTCTTAAAGTAAAAGATACTGAAGGGATGCGTGTTGACGATAAGAACTGGTATGACCAAGAAGGTAGACCTATTGCAGCAGCAGATGCTTCTGATGAAGAGTTATATAGAAATGCTTTCATGCAAAGAGCTAAAGATATTGCTGATGGAATTGAGTCAGGTGATCTTCCTTATTTCTATGGCCCAGAAGGAAAAATAGATGAAGCAATAGCAGCACAAGTAATCGAAGGTCGCTCTATTAGTGAGATTATTGAGAATTTAAAAACAAATATTCCTAAAGCAACTGTTCCTATTGGAGATGCTAAAGGTATCACTCTTTCAAAGTATAGAGGTGCAGAAAAAATAATCAAACGACTTAAAGATCAAGTAGGTAAACAAGGTTTTACTCGTTCACAAAGAGAAGGCGTTGAAGAATTTATAGAGACTATTGGTCGTCACATGTTTGATGATGTTGCATTTAGTTTTAATAGTAAAATTGGAGCAGCAGGACAATTTAGTTTTAATAAAAAATTAATAGAAGTTAGAAGTCAAATCATAAAAACAGGAAGATTTGAAGAAACAATGATCCATGAATTATGGCATAGTTTGTCGAGAAATTTACCTGCTTCAGACCTGAAAAGATATTTTAAAGAATGGAAAAATGCAAGGAAAAAATATGAAGCAAGCATGAAGAAAAAGTTTAAATTTTATGATGAAGATGGGACACCTTCGGGCATGAAGAAGATGAAGAAAATGATGAAGGAAGCTCAGACAAAAGCAGATGCAGAATTAAAAGCAACAGGAGAAATTTCAGAAGGAACTATAAAAGAAATAGAAGATATAGCCAATCACTCTCTTGCTTATACAGAATTTACAGACTTCTTATCTGGGAAAGCATATACAGATAAGAACTATAGATTTGCAGATGTAGATGAATACTTTGCAGAAATGTTAACAGATCATTTCATGCTTAATTATACTCCAGTTGATTTTGCTCCAAAGGGAACATTTAGAAGACTTATTCAGGAGATAGGAATCTTCTTTAAAGAATTATGGATTGAAATTCATGCAAGACTAGGCCCACATAATACTGAAAAAATCTTCAATGATTATTTAAAAGGAAGAAATAAAAAGCAACTTAGAAAATATTCACTTGAAACATATTTTGATCCAGATCGAGCAGATCAAGTAACAGAAGGATTTTTAGATATAGGAATTCAAATCAATGAAGCAGCACAAGAATTTGATGTTGTCTCTGGTTCAGCTTTTGATGAGATCAGATCTAGATTAGGTTTTACAAAACAAAGAGTTAATTTTGAACCTGATGAGTTAGCAGATCTTGCTGACTTTATTAGTAGCTTTGAAGATCCAACTTATGACAAACTTCTTAGAAAAATAGAAGCTTATATCTATCCAGAGAAAGGTGCAAAGAAAGCTCCTTATCCTATTAATGAAAAAGATGGAGAAAGGATAGATGACCTTCTAGATATTCTTGAAGAAGAAAGTCCTAAGACATATAGAGAATGGGAATGGATGCGTAATGAGCCTGTTGAGACTTCAGCTGAACGAAAGATAAGAACAGATGCAGAAGATCAAGCTCGCTTTGAAGAAGAATCAAGACTGTATGAAGAGGATCAAGCTCGTTTAGATGAAGACCAAGCTAGGCAAGAAACAGGTGATGATCCCCGTGGCTTCTACGAACAAGAAGCAAAAGTCTATGACGAAGAACAAGCTAGACGAGGACAAGAACCTGCTGGTGGAAAGAGAACAGAAGAAGAAGTAGAAGGTTTAAGTGAAGATGTTATAGAAGCATTTGAAAAAATTAATTCTGGAGAAGCAGATCTATTAGATACTCCAGCTGCATGGCAAGACGTAACTACTCTTAGATCTCCAAAAGGAAGAGAATACTATCCAGGCTCTAGTGCTGAAGGAGGAGACTTTGAAGTAATCCTTGATGCTATTACTCATCGCTTCGACAAAATAATGGAAACAGGAATGTGGTCTGTAAGTCCACAAAGAATTGCAAAAGAATTAGGAGCAGTATTTAAAGAACAAGGTATTAATTTAGATACCATTCTGTATGACAAAGGGATTGTAGATGCGACAGAAGTCTTTGCTAATAACGTAGAAAATATTACTAACTTATTAAAAATAAGATTTGGATTAAATTTTGCAGGTGAACAATCAGCAAAATGGGCACGTTTAGTTTATCAATCAGCAGAGAATCCTTCTATTAATAAAGCAGATGCAATAGCAGAAATGATGCGGCATCTAGAAACAACTCTACAATTCTCTAGGGTTTATCAAACTTGGACTAGAAGTGCAGGTCAGTTATTGCAATCAGCTCAAGCAGAAATAATTGCAGATGGATTAACAGAAACGACTAAAAGAACAAGTTTAAATTTCGATAAAATTACAGCCTTAAGTGAGGCAGCACAAGTACCAGCTCAAACTATTGTTTCTAATCTTCCAGATGAAATTTTAACAGCAATGAAAACAGGAGAGTGGACTCCTGAAGCAGAAGGATTTTTCGATCAATTAGTTATGTATGCGATGAATACAAATTCACAAGCAGGAATTAAAACTCTTCAAGATTACATAGGTGCAAGTACTAAAGCACAAGGAATAAGAAAAAAACCAAAGATAAGTAATTACGAAAAGATAGGTAAAGGACTTGCTAACTATTGGGTTAATAATCTTCTTTCTGCTGCTGGAACATGGGCTGTTCAATTCTCAGGTCTTGGTAGAGCAGGAATAGAACCTTTATCAATGTCTCTAACTGCATTAGGCAGTAGAGATTTAAAACACGCAAGATTGGCACTAATGCAATATGACTATTTAAGAAGATCATTTTATGGTGCTCTTAAATTAGGAGCAAAAGCATTTGAAATAGGACAATCTTTATATGACCCTAAAGTTCGTACAGCAGCTTTTGCTTCGGATCTAGCTGATGAAGCTAATATTAATGCTACTTATGCAAAAGATCGTGCTTATCAATTAGATGATCCTCATCCATCTTTCGATCTAAATACCAGTCCATTTACACTAGAAGCGAAAGGAAATCCTGGTTTAAATATTGCAAATGTTTTATGGAGATTAGGTACTTGGAATATTAGAGGACAATTAGCATTAGATACTTTTACAAAAGCTATTTCTGGTAATGCTCTTGCTTATGTAACTGGATTAGATCAAGGGTTAACTAAAGGAAAAAGTTTAGGTCTAAAAGGAATTGAATTAGAAAACTATGCAAGAAAATATGCTGAAGGAAGAATTAATTTTTATACTTTTGATGCTGTTGTAAATGGAGAAACGATTGCAGATGCTTTGATGAAAGATGAAGCAGCAATACAAATGGGAAGGATACTTACTTTTACTAATGAAACTAGAGCAAGGATGCCAGCTCGAAACTATCAATATGGAGAAGAATTAGCAAAGGCAAGAGGTATGACTGATGAAAAAGAAATAGCTGAATTTGCCGAGTTATATCAACAAGGAGGACATTTAGAAGGACTTGAAAAAAGGTATAACAATTTTACTCAAGGTAATGTTTTAAATGAAGCAAAGAATAATCAAAGTCTTCCAGATTCAGGCGAAGTAACACCTGTAATAACTTCTCTTTGGTCGCAAATACCAATGATATGGGGAAGACTCCAAGCTTCTAAACATGGTTTTTGGTTTAGTTTTATACAACCTTTCAACAGATCACCAGGAGATATAACAAAACAATGGGTAAGACAAATCCCTGGTGCAGCAATGACAGTTGATAGTTTCTATGCAGATCTATTTAATGAAAACTATTTCCTTCGTAACAGATGGAAAGCAGAACAAGCAACAGGTTTAGCAGCTTCAGCTCTATTTGCAACGACTGTATTAAATGATGAAGAGTTCCCTATTGAAATCACAGGCTTTGGGCCAAATGATCCAGGTCTAAGAAAATCATGGACAGATAGTGAAAGGCCTCCTCTGTCTTGGAGATGGAGAGGAAAAGACAAAGATGGTAATCCTAGTTATGGTGAATGGCATAGCTTTAGAGCATATGAACCTGCTGCAACATTTATAGGTGGATTAGCAGATTACAAAATGCTATATGCAGATATGTCGGAAGAGCAAAGAGATAGTTTGATTGGTGGTTTCTCTATGTCAATAACAGCTCAAGTTGTAGCAGGTAGATTTAATGCTACTTATTACAAAGGTGTTACTGAATTTCTTGATGCAGTTGGATTAATGCGTAATGTTCTTCCAGGTAGAAGAGAAATGGAACCATCTGAAAGAACAAAATTAGATAGATATGTTCAAAGATTATTAATTAATTTCATACCAGAAGCAAGTCGATTAAGAGAAGTAAGTAGAGCAATAGATCCATATAAGAGAGAAATAGATTCAGGAGTTGATGCAAAAGAAGCTTTTGAAGAAGTGGATAAAGGACTTGTTCAAACAACAGACAATCAAGGTCGTATCATTTATTTAGAAAAGAAAGATGTAGAAGGAATGAGTGGTACAGATGAAATGATGAACTTTATTTCTAGTCGTTTTAGACAAACATTAGATGAAATGAAAAATAATCTTCCAGGTTTTTCTAAGAGATTACCTCCAAGAATTAATTGGATAACAGGATTACCAATAAGAAATAAAGGTTTCTTAGGTAGTAATCAATTACCTATGGATGATGCTCCTTGGTTATCACAATTAACAGCTGCTTATTTCGGAACAATAAAAGGAGCTGTTAGTAACTTTGGAATAGGAGCAACAGGTCAAGAGTTTGATCCAAGATTAGAGATTCAGAAAAAGAAAGGAACAAAAACTTATGAATATAAAGCAGCTATTGTTAATGATGAATTGATTAAATTAAATAGAGCTGGAGATGTTTTTGAACCACCAAGACCTACAGACTTTATGATTCAAGGAGTAAGGTTAAGTCCTCCTGCTTTTAGACAATATAAGAAATATATTTATAGTCTTCCGCATCCTCAATATGGTGGATTGACTTTAACTGAAGCGTTATACCAAAGAATTTCATCTAAAGATTATCAAGCCCAAGACTATAAAGTTCATCCAGTTGACGGTACAGATCCATTAGAAGGCTTTGATAGATCAGATGAAATCCAAGAAATCATCAATGATTATAAGAATCAAGCTAAAGAAGAGTTTAGAACAGATGGAAAAAATCCATATAGAATGGAGATTCAAATCCCAGAAGCTCGCTTAAATGCAGCGAATAAAGAGAAAGAACAACTAAGAAGAAGTAGGCCGCTATACAATCAAAGCGATAGTATGGGAACAAGTACCCAAGAATTTACTGCTCAACTCAATCAGTAGCTAAACCATGCCTTACGCTTTTGATACTTATTCAGGGAACGGTTCGTTAACTGATTTCAATATCTCCTTCCCTTACATTAACGAAGACCACGTAAAAGTTTACGTTAATTACACGCAGACCTCTTTTACCTTTGAACCGAATAAATCTACTGCTCGTTTAGCGAGTGCTCCTGCTAATGGAGCTGTTGTAGAAGTTAGAAGGATTACACCTCTTGCTAATGTTCTTGTCGACTATGCAGATGGATCAACTCTTACAGCTGGAGATTTAGATACTAATAACCTTCAACATTTATATATAGAACAAGAATTAGATGATATTCAAAACAAAGCTGTTGCTTTATCTCCT